TGCCCTGACAGTTCGCTGCCTTGGATCAGGTCAGATTTTGGAGTGCTGGCGGCCACGCCTTGGCCGTGCTTGTTGAAGGGTATCTTGGCCGATGTGCCATTGGCATTTTGCTTGACCTTAAATCCGCAAAACAGGGCATCGGGGCAAATGTTGGCAATGGCCTGGGCGACTGCCTTTGATGGATGCGAATTGGATATGGGGTTGTTTTCCATCTGAACCTCTGATGTCGAACCATTTGAAGGACCTTGCGGCAGGCGGTGGTTCAATCCGCTTTTCGGGAGCTACCCTAGCCGGGGTCTAAACCTTTACTTTAACCGATTCGCCACCAGGGTGGCATATCCAGCGATGTCTGCCCATGAATCGACATAGTTGGGGTCACCGTTCATGATGCGTGCCATTTTGTGGCAGATCATGTCAAGAGCCTCGCGCTGGTCATAGTTCAGGTGCAGCCAGTTGTCGTGCATGTGCAAGACCTTTTTGAGCGCCTGCACGGTGGCTGCATTGTCTTGGAAACGGCCATATCGCTCGCCGCGCTGTTCAAGGATGTTGTCGATGTGCATGGTTATTTCCCGCAAACAGGGCAAGGAGGGTTGTTGCGACGATAGGCCATCAGGCGATAAATCGATTGAGGTGTGATGTCGTGCACCAGGGCTGCATTCCTGACCGACATACCTTCATTGACAGCGTGCAATGCTTGGGCTGTTCGTGAGGGCTTTTTCTTGTGATCGTGTTGTTTTTTCATCATGCCTCGCTGTGTTGCTGGTTTTTTTATTATACATGTTCTGTTGACAACAATTCTGTGCTACTATGTGGGTTCAAACAAACGAAAGGTGAACGATGAAACCGACTGAAACTAAAGAAGCTGCAATGACACAAAAAACGCGAAAAGTTTTGCGTCGAGCATTGAGGGTGCTTCAAATTGCTGAACACCTAGAAGCCACAGAAGCCCCACAGATTGACAGGCTGAAATTCTGGTATGTGCATGGTGATAACGCAATCGTCAATCTTGAACGTGCACTTGCTGAATGTGAAACAACACACATTGAAAGATCATTGCCAGGTCAACCAATGAATCAAGCGGTGATGGATGAAATCGTTGATTACGCTCACACCATGTATTTGAATGGTCATTACCAAAATTTCGATGAAGCCCTTATCCGAGAAACAGAATTGGAACATGGCATAGGGGATCGTGATGACTAAAGACGAAGCATTGGACTTGGCGCTGGAGGCGCTGGAGTCTTGCGAATGGGGTCTAGGCGATCAATACTTTGACGCATTGTTGGTGAACAAAGCCATCACCGCCATCAAGCAAGCCCGTTCAGCACCTGTGCAGGAGCCTGTGGCGTGGATGTTTGAAGACGATGAGGGTGACAAGCACAAAACATTTAGGCAAACACCACCATCACCAGAGGATGTCGCCTACATTGCCAAGTGGAATCGTCCAGCATGGGTTCCTCTTTACACCACCCCACCCGCAGCACAGCGGCCTTGGACGGGGCTGACGGATGAGGAGTTTGAAGACATTGAGCTTGGATGTCGTAGCACTTCATCCGGGAAGATCGAGGCAATGCAGAAGGTCGAAGCCAAACTCAAGGAGAAGAACGAATCGCATCGACAGCACGTGACAGACGGCAATCCTTGCTGGTGTGGTCCTGAAACCAGCTACACAAACCCAGAGACAGGCGCGTCTGTGATTGTTCACAAGGAGCCGCAATGACAACGCCAGAGCAACTGATGACGCAGGAAGAGCTTGCGTTCCGCTGGAAGATCAGCGAGGCCACACTGGAGCGCGACAGATCACTCAAGCAGGGCTGTCGATACCTCAAGCTGGGCGGACTGATCCGTTACCGCATTCAGGATGTGTTGGATTATGAAGAAGCCTGCACGCATGAGCCGAAAGCCAAACTCAGGAGTAAGAACAATGGATAAGACGATAGACATGGCCCGTGAGGCTGGTGCAATACACATTCACGAGAGACCAAAAGAGTTTGCAATTGTTGGCAACGACTCAATCAAAGCCTTTGAAGCCCTTGTCCGTGCTGATGAGCAAGAGAAGTACAAATGGGACATTCACTCATGCGGCCCGACCTGCAATCGGTATGCCTGTGTGGCAATGCGTGAGGCTGTTGAGGCTGAGCGTGAAAAAGTTTTAAAGGAGATTGCAGATGCAAAGAGCAATGAAGCCAATCGCTGATCGCTTTTGGGAGAAGGTTGACAAGTCAGTCGCATCAGGGTGTTGGGAATGGCGAAGCTCTACTCGTGGCAATGGGTATGGGGCATTCTTTACCCACCTGATAAAGGAGGGGCGCAAATGCTACGGCGCGCACCGTTACTCGTGGTTGCTTGCACACGGGCCAATTCCTGATGGGTTATGGGTGCTTCACAAATGCGACAACAGAATCTGCGTCAACCCTGAGCATTTGTTCCTTGGTGACAGAACAGACAATATGCGTGATTGCGCTCAAAAAGGCCGTGTTTGCACAACGGGGCAATCAAACAAAACGCATTGCAAACATGGGCATGAATTCACAGACACAAACACCCGCTTGGACAAGCATGGACACAGGCGTTGTAAAACCTGCGCCGCCGCCATCCAAAACAGGGGGAACACATGATTTGTAAACACCGCTGGCTACTGACCCCATCACCACACCGCAGTCAGTACCACTACCAATGCGCTAAGTGCAACCAAGTGGCATGGACCACCATCAAGGAAAAAGAATGACGCCAGTACGCCAAAGGAAAGTCAGGGCATTGCTCAGGGCAAATCCATGGGGTTTGACGCCGATGGAGATTGCAGCGGCAACGGGGATGCACGTTGCCAACGTGAGGACATCCCTACGGGCCATGCCTGATGTGTATGTGGACCGCTGGCAGCTTGGGAAAAGGGGGCAGTTTTCCAAGGTGTGGGTGGCGGTGAAAGTGCCGGAAGACTGCCCACATCCGAAAGACAGAACGAAGTGGGGTGGAAACACATACAAGCCCAGAACGCATTGGCAGCCTGGAGCGTATGCCGTGGCGGCATAATTGACGCCTATGGCAAAAACAGAAAATGTGTTTCAGCAGTGGGTAGACAGGTATCACCCAGACCCGGTGCTGTTTGTGCGTGAGGTGCTGGGGGTAGATCCTGACCCCTGGCAGGTGAAGTTCTTGGGGGCCATTGCCCGTGGGGACAGGAAGATCAGCGTGCGCAGTGGCCACGGGGTGGGGAAATCTACAGCATCAAGCTGGGCCATGCTGTGGTACTTCATGACGCGATCACCCGTGAAGGTGGTGGTGACTGCGCCCACCAGCAGCCAACTGTATGACGCCATGTTTGCTGAATTGAAGCGCTGGATCAACGCCATGCCTGCCCCACTCCAAGGCTTGCTTACTGTCAAGCAAGAGCGTATTGAGTTCAACGCTGCGCCGACTGAGATGTTCATTTCGGCCAGGACCAGCAGGGCCGAGCAGCCTGAAGCGTTGCAGGGGATTCACTCTGAATATGTGATGCTGGTGGCCGATGAGGCGTCAGGTGTGCCTGAGCAGGTGTTTGAAGCGGCGGCGGGGTCCATGTCTGGACACAATGCGGTGACGCTGCTGCTGGGCAACCCGGTGCGGTCTTCAGGCTTCTTCTACGACACGCACACGCGCCTGTCTGGTGAGTGGACCACCTTCCAGGTGGCTTGTACCGATTCGCCCAGGGTCAGCGATGAGTATGTGAAGGAGATGGCGCAGCGGTACGGCGAAGACAGCAACGTGTATCGGATTCGCGTGATCGGGGAGTTCCCGAAGGGCGATGACGATACGGTGATTGCGATGGATTTGCTTGAAAGTGCGCTGCACCGGGATGTGGCGGCGAGTCTGTCAGCGCCAATGATTTGGGGGCTGGACGTTGCACGGTTTGGCTCTGACAGGTCGGCCCTGTGCAAACGCCAGGGCAATGTGGTGACCGAGAGCATCCGCACCTGGAAGAATCTGGACCTGATGCAACTGACCGGGGCGGTGGTGGCTGAGTACCAGGCGCTGCCGCCAAGCCAGCAGCCCAAGGAGATTTTGGTGGACAGCATCGGCTTGGGTGCTGGCGTGGTGGACCGCCTAAGAGAACTCGGCCTGCCAGCGCGTGGCATCAACGTGTCCGAAAGCCCGGCGATGGGCGGTACGTACAGGAATCTGAAGGCTGAATTGTGGTACAGGGCAAAGGCGTGGCTGGAGGCCAGAGACTGCAAACTGGCCAAGGACGAGGTGCTGATCTCAGAACTAGCGACTGTGCGCTACAGCTTCACCAGCAACGGCAAGATTCAGATTGAGGGTAAGGACGAGATCAGGAAGAGGGGTTTGCCGAGTCCTGACAAGGCTGATGCGTTTGTCTTGACGTTTGCATCTGACGCGATTGCTGGGATGTACGGGTCAGCGGCCAGCAGCAAGTGGAGCCAGCCGCTGCGCCGAAACCTGTCCAGAGTCGCATAATCTGGGCAGTCAACAGGAGAAATCTATGCCAATGAGCAAAGCGCAAAAGAAGGTCGGCACTGTGATGTCCGAATTTAAGAAGGGCAAACTGCACAGCGGCGGCTCTGGCAAGGTGGTGAAAAACCCCAAGCAGGCTATCGCCATTGCGATGAGTGAAGCCAAGCTGCCCATGCGCGGTCAGCGCACAGCAACCAACAGGAGCAAAAAGTAATGGCCACTATGCAGCGCACCATGAGCCAGGTCATGGACCGTGAGGACGATGACATGGAGGAGGGCCAAGCCTGCCCCATGCCAACGCAAGACATCACGCTCAACCTAAAGAACCGCGCCAAGGCGATCACCAGCGCGGCCTACGGCCCTGAAAACCCGAAGCTGCCAAACACTGCGTTTTGGGCGAAGAAGGCTGACCAGTGGGA